AAGATACTGGTCTTACCGCAGCCCAAGCAGAAGCAGCTATGGCAGCGGCTGATGCAGCAGCAGCGGCAGGATTAAGTGCAGAAGCTCAACAAGCTGCGGCTGATGCAGAGGCTGCTCAACAAGCAGGATTTAGTGATGTTGCTGATTATACTGAGTCAGAGGGAATTTCAGGAGTAGATCCAAGTCTTTCTGAATTAGATGCATTAGATGATCTTGGGTTACTTGGATATAATGATTTACAATCTTATGATTATTTTGATAAAAAAGATGCAGAAGTTAATGCAGCTATGCAAGCACAAGCAGATAAAAGAACAGAAGATTTAGCTGCACAAGGTATTGCTGCTGATATAAATTATGATCCTGTTGCTGGTGTTTACAGTTATGATGCTCCTACATTTGGTCAAGCATTAGGAATAGCAGCAAGTGATGTAGCTGGATCACTTGGTAGAGGTTTTGCTGGTGCTGTAGATACTATAAGTCAATTAGATCCACTAGGATCATTAGCTAGAGGTGCTTTAGGTTACGGTGCAGGACCGGGAACTATATCAGGAGCAGTGGCTTCAGCACTTGGTAAAGATCCCGGTATGCCTACAGCAGATCGTATGGGATTACCTGAAGATCCTTTTCAAATGCCAGATGTTAAAACATTAGATGATTTTAATAGAGAGGCTATAGAAAGAGCTACTAGAGAAGGTGAGTTAGAAGACTTTACAATTTTTGGTTCACCAGAGCCAACATCAGCATTTGCTCAACGAGAGGCTGAAGCAAATTTAAGTTCATTAACACCAGAAGAGCTAGAAGAGGTTATTGAAAATCTAGGTTTAACAAGAGATCAAAGATCATTGAGGGATGAACCTCTAGGTGAAATGTTTGTAAGTGAGCCTTTAAGTAAATCAGTAGATAGAGGTTTACAATCATTAAGACAAGATCCTAATTCATTTTCTTCACGTTTAGTTGATACATAAAATATTAATTAGGGACAAAATATGGCTGTAGAACAAAACCCACTTGAGAAGATACCTCAAGAAGAAAATATTAAAGTAGCTCCTGAAGCTGCTATGGAAGATAATTTAAATGCTACTTTTGAAGTAGATGATGACGGTGGTGTTATTGTAGACTTTACAGAGAATGTAGAAATGGAAGCTACAGGTTCTGTTGCTGAGTGGTTTGGCAATATGGTAGAAGAGTTAGATGATGAAGATCTAACTGACATAGCTAATACTGTTATTGAAAACTTTGAAGCAGATAAAGATTCTAGGCAAGAGTGGGAGTCTATGTTTGAAAAAGGCTTTGATCTTCTTGGCCTTAAACTAGAGCATGGATCAGAACCATTTGAAGGTGCATGTACTGCTGTACATCCTCTACTTATTGAGTCTGCTGTTAAATTTCAATCAAAAGCATCTAATGAATTATTTCCTGCAAGTGGTCCTGTTAAGACACAGATTATAGGACAAGCTACACAAGAAAAAGAATTACAATCTAATCGTGTTCAAAACTTTATGAACTATCAACTTACTGAGCAGATGCCAGAGTATTTTGATGAGTTTGAAAGAATGTTGTTCCATCTTCCTTTAATTGGATCTGCATTTAAAAAGATGTATTATGATGCTACAGTTAAACGTCCTAAGTCAGAGTTTATACCTATAGATCAGTTTTATGTATCTTACTATGCTACTGACCTTGGTAATGCAGATAGATACACACATTTAATTTATCGTAGCCCTGTAGAAATACAAAGAGATATTAGGGCTGGTGTTTATGAAGATGTTGATCTACCAGAACCTTCTATGGGAACTGTAACTGATTTTGGAGAAAAGATAGATACTATTATTGGTTTGTCTCCTTCTTCAGATAATGATCCACAATATGTTTTATTAGAACAACATTGTTATTTAGATATAGAAGAAGAGGAAGAACTTCTTCCATACATTGTAACTGTTGAAAAAGACTCACGACAGGTACTAAGTATTCGTAGAAACTATAAGGAAAACGATGCAAACAAAGAGAAGATAAATCATTTTGTCCACTATAGGTTTGTACCCGGCTTTGGTTTCTATGGATTTGGTCTTATACACTTCTTAGGCAATCTCACGATGTCAGCAACTGCTGCAATGCGGTCCCTCATAGACGCAGGTCAGTTTGCTAATTTACCGGGAGGGTTTAAGGCCAAAGGTGTAAGGATGGTTGGTGACAATGATCCTATATCACCCGGCGAGTTCAAGGAGGTTGAAGCAACTGGTGTAGACTTATCAAAGGCTATTGTCCCTCTCCCCTACAAAGAGCCTTCCTCTACTCTATTCCAGATGTTAAATTTCGTAACTGCTGCTGGTCAGAAGTTTGCGGATAGCACAGAGCAAGTTATCTCTGATGCTGCCTCCTATGGACCTGTCGGGACAACTATGGCACTATTAGAAGCATCAAGTAAATTCTTTAGTGCGGTTCATAAAAGATTACACAAAGCACAAAAAGATGAATTTAAAATATTAGCACGTATTGATTTTGATTATCTGCCTTCAAAATATCCGTATGATGTACCATACGAATCTCGTAATATATTTAAGAGAGACTTTGATGGTCGTATAGATATTCTTCCTGTATCTGATCCTAATATTCCATCTAATGCTCATCGTATGATGTTAGCTAATATGGCATTGCAAATGGCACAACAGTCTCCACCGGGTATGTTTAATCTTGAAGCACTTAATCGTACAATATTAAATGCAGCTAACATGCCTAATATAGATCAAATACTTCCACAAAAAATTGAGCCTCAACAGCTTGATCCTGTATCTGATATTATGGCAGCAACTAAAGGTATACCTATTGCTGCCTTTCCCGGTCAAAATCATGATGCACATATACAAGTAAAAATGGCTTATTTACAAGATCCTAAAAATGGTGGTAATCCTGCAATGCAAAGAATAGCTCCTATTCTTCAAGCAAATATTCAAGAACACTCTGTGATGAAATATCAAGAGCAAATAAATGGAGTAACACAAGAGGCACTACAACAAGTTCCTGAAAATGATAGATCACCTGCTATTGTAGAAATGGCTATGGCACAAGCTGCACAAGAAGTTATGAACGCTAATCAAGCTATGGGTATAACTCAATCTCCAGAACAACAACTTGTTTCTATTGAACAAGCTAAAGTAGAACTTGAAAAACAAAAATTACAGGCAGATGCCACAACTGATGCAGCAGAAATAGAACTTAAAAATAAAGAACTTGAAATAAAAGAAACTGCTCAAATTATAGATATGTTAAAAGTTACAGGTCAGGCAGACTCTAAAAAAGAGCAAATGCAACTTAATCGTGAATCTAAAGAAGCAATTAAACAAGCAGAATTAAAAACAAAAGAACAAATAGAATCAGAGAAATTAGAATTAGAAAAAGATAAGCATATTGCTAAGTATATGGTAGAAATGATAAAAAAACAAATGGATGATCAAAAAGAAATAGATCAATCAACTATTGAAAATATGTTAAATGTAGCAAACCAACAAATGATGGAGATGATGAATGATGCAAAAAGGTAAAGGATATCTTGAAAATGTAAAAGAAACTGATAAAAGTTTTGGTGATGCCTATGCTCAAGATATAACTGGTGGACGTAACATTCGTTCAGCACTTAATAAATGGGATGATTATTCTTGGAAAGGTGAGGAGAAAGGAACACTTAAATAATAATGGAAATATGGAATGAGATTGTCTTAGAGTTTAATGAAGAAATAGACAAACTAAGAAATAATCTTGGTGAAGGTATGGCTGAAGATTATTCACATTATAGACAAATAGTTGGCTCTATTGTTGGTATACAATGGGCTAGAGATAATTTAACTTCAATTTACAAAAAACGTCTACAAATGGAGGATGACGAGTAACATGCAACAAGTACAAATGGGTGGGGCATTAAAAAATGATTTATGGATTACTGATCCAGAGGAAAAACCTGATCCATCACCACTACCTGATTTACCGGGCTACCATGTTTTAGTTCGCCCAGTATCAGTAAAAAGTAAAACTAAGGGTGGTATTTTTATTCCTGACTCAACAAGGGAAGACATGTCGTATCTTACCACAGTTGGTCAGGTTCTTGCAATGGGAGATCTAGCGTATTGTGAAAAAGACAAGTTTCCAAATGGAGCATGGTGTGATGTAGGAGACTACGTATGCTATGGAAAACATACTGGAACAAAGCTTTTCTACAAAGGTGTTCGTCTAATACTTTTATTTGATGATCAAATTAGTATGAGAGTGCCTGATCCAAAAGATCTTGATCCTACATTTAATTTAACAAAAGGGTCTGCATGATTTGTGACATTTAACTTTTTGTGATATAATAGTAAAAAACGTAATCGTTTAGGTCGTGACTAACGGAGAAAATAATGAGTGATCAAAATGAGGGATGGGATACCATTGAAGTTCCATCAAAAAATGAAGATAATAAAATAGAATTTGAAGTTGAGGGTGAAGAAGAAAAAGAAGAAGTTCTTGAAACTGTAGAAGAACAACCAAAAGAAAAAGTTGTTGAAGCTGCACCTCAAGAAGAAATTGAAGAAGAACCTAAAGAATTAGATGGTATTAAAACTAAAGGTGCTGAAAGAAGAATTAGACAACTTATAAAACAACGTAAAGAACGTGAAGAACAAATTGAAAATCTTATAGCTCAAAATGAAGAATTAAAACAAAATCTACAAAATAAAACCAGAGATTTAACAAATGTTACTAATACAACTATTAATAGAGGTCAAGAACATTTAGAAAAAAATATTGAATTAGCTAGACAAGCATATTTAGAAGCTTTTGATTCTGGTGATAAAGAAAAAGCTTTAGCTGCACAAGAAACTCTTTCTGAAGCTAAAGCAGAATTAAAAAATATTCAAAATTGGAAAGCTAAAGTAGCTAATCAACAAGAAACTTTACAACAACAACCAGTTCAACAAGAAAGATCAGTTCAATCTAGTGTAGATCCAAAAGCTCAAGAGTGGGCTGAATCAAATGAGTGGTTTGGTAAAGATACAATTAAAACTGCTGCTGCATTAGCATTAGATGCAGAATTAAAGAATGAGGGATATGACCCTAATGATGACGAATTTTATGAAGAAATTGACAAACGGTTGGAAACGGCTTTTGGTCAAACTTCGCAGCGTGTGCAGGATAACACGAAAGAACCTGCTCAAGTGGTATCGGGGAGTTCACGCTCATCTCCAACCTCTAGTAAAAAAGTTAAGCTTTCAAAAGAAGACGTAAGGCTTGCTAATAAATGGGGTATCCCACTTGAACAATATGCCGCTGAGAAAATGAAAGTTACTCAGGCTGACGGTGAATATACAAATATAATATAGCGTGGAGGAAAATATGACACGAAATGAATCACGTACTAAAAGTCAAAGAGAAAATTCAGTGAGAGAAGAACAATGGACATTTGAAGAGCCTAATGCTCTTGATATTCCTGAAGCTGTACAGCAAAGGTTTGATCAAGAACAAATGGCATTACGTTGGATACGAGTCTCCCTTCAAGGTCAAGATGACTATATTAATGTTGGTAAAAAACAACAAGAAGGTTGGGTGTTCGTTGATCCTGAAGAAGTACCTGAAATGGCTTTATCCTCTGTCGTGAAAGAGGGTGGCAGGTATCATGGCACGGTAAGTCGTGGAGACTTAGCTCTTGCTAAGATACCAGCAGGAAGAGCAAAGGCTAGACAGAAATACTATGAAGATAAAGCTAATAACATGATGGATGCAGTTAATGCACAACTCATGAAAAATTCTGATTCTCGTATGCCTATTTCTAACACTAGCCGTTCTGTTACAACCAGAGGTAGGCAACCGTCTTTTCAAGACTAACTGCCTCTTAATTATTAAGGAGAATGAAACATGTCTAGTACCGCAGCATTTCGTGGTTTCATTCCTGCTCGTAAAAAAGGTGGTAACTATAATAATGAAGCTGTCACGGATACCATTGAGATTACCTCAACTGGTATGACAGGTAGCCCCACAAACAAAATCTTTACTGGTGATCCAGTAGTTTTGCCGGGTGCTAACTTCGCTACTATATCTCCATTTATTGCTGCAACTCTAAAGCCTTCTGGGGTTTTCATGGGTTGTCAGTATGTAGAAAATGGAGAGCAAAAGTTCTCACGTTTTTGGCCGGGTACTGTATCAGCCACGGATATTAAATTCTTTGTAATAACTGATCCTGATCAGACCTATTACATTCAAGCATCTCTCACTGTTTCAGCGGCTGAGTTGCTTGTTGTTAAAAACTATAATGTGACCGTTAGCTCAACTGCTTCTAGTGGTAACACAGTTACAGGTCAATCCAGCTACTATCTTGATGGTGCGTCTGGTGTTGAATCTGCTGCTGCTGTTCGTGCGATTGGCAGAGCTAAGTTTCCAGACGAGGGCAGCGATGATGCGAAACCAATTCTTGAAGTTTGGTTGAACCATCACCGTGATCGTTTTGTAACTGCTACGGCATCAACGGCTTAATAAGGAGGGTTTATTATGGCTATTAATAGAGCTAGTATTAGCAAACAACTCCTTCCGGGTCTAAATGCTGTATTCGGGATGGAGTATGGAGAGGTCAATGATGAACACGCACCTCTCTATGAAACTGAAAATTCAGACCGTGCTTTTGAAGAGGAAGTGCTCTTCACTGGTTTTGGTACTGCCCCTGTAAAAGGTGAAGGTGCAACCGTTATCTTTGATGACGCACAAGAAAGCTTCACGGCTCGTTATACACACGAGACGGTAGCTCTTGCCTTCGCTGTCACAGAGGAAGCGATGGAAGACAATCTATATGATTCGTTTGCCAAGCTTCGTGCTCGTGGCCTTGCTCGTGCAATGGCAAATACCAAACAGGTGAAAGCTGCTAACCTTTTCAATAATGGTTTCTCTGATACTATTGGTGATGGTGCTGCGTTCTTTTCTGCTTCGCACCCCACAATCTCTGATGGTAATCAGTCTAACCTTCTTGCGGCGGCTGACCTTACAGAAGCAACACTTGAAACTGCTCTTACTACGATTCAGAAACTTAAAGATGATCGTGGTATTTTGATTGGTGCAAGTGCTGTTTCACTTCATGTTCCTGTTGACTCATGGGCGATTACAGATCGTATCTTGGCAAGCCCCGGCAACACTCAAACGAGTGCGGCAGCGGCAAACCCAAATACGAACGCTATAAACGCTACTCGTCACTTGGGCATGATTCCAGAAGGTTACTTTATCAATCGCAGGTTTACGGATACGAACTCGTATTTCATTAAGACAGATGTTCCTAATGGTACAAAAATGTTTGTCCGTTCTCCACTTCAAACAAAGATGGAGCCTGATTTTGATACTGGTAACTTGCGCTTTAAGGCACGAGAGCGATATAGCTTTGGTGTATCTGACTGGCGTGGCTTCTTTGGAAGTGCTGGTTCTTAATAAGAGCGAGGGGGTGGCACTATGTCACCTCCTCCTTTATTACATGGAGAATATAAATGGCTTCAAATATTAAAGTAGCACACAATGTAAGCAGTGATGGTGCAATTATAACAGGATTTAGATTTGTAGATGCACCAACAGTAACACTAGGTGGCGAGGGTGATGGATCTAATCCTTTGCCTACAGTTAATCGTATTGTTGCTATACATACTTTTTCTACCGTTGCAGGTGAAATTGCAATATCAGGTAGTAAACAAATTACAAATAAAACAGCAAAGGGTAATGCTATCCATTATCGTGTAGGTGCTACAGACTCAAACGATATGTATATAGGTGACATGGGTGTTCCTGTTCATGGTATTGTAAGTGTATCTGTATCAGGAGTTGATGCTCCTACGATTACATTATATGTAGGTTAGTATGCCTAATTTTGCTCAACTAAAATCAGATATCCAAGAGACTTCTGAGAATGATGGCACTGAGTTCACCAGTGCTATTACTGGTTTTATACAACGAGCAGAGTTTCGTCTTATAAAAGATCTTGATGATTTTGGATTAGATGAATTTACAAATGTTTCTGTATCTTCTGGAAATGCTGGTGCAGTAACTCTTAATGATCGTGTACGTGTAGTTCGCAATGTAAACTATGTAGTTA